GCGGGCAGTCTCGTGAATCTGGCGGACCTGTTCACGGCTCTCGACGATGGGTCGGTTGAAGATGTTGGACGCCTCCTCCCGGCCGATCTTGCCGAAGTAGTTCTTCAGCTTATTGAATCCCCTGTTTAAATGAGCCAGCCCGTTAGCCTGACAACGGCCGCTTTAGCCGCGGCGCTCGGCGTGAGCGTTCAGCGCGTGGGGGTCCTTCGACGCGAAGGCATGCCGACGACCAGCGTGGAGGAAGCGACTGCGTGGCGGGAAGCCCGGGCGGCTGCTCGGGCCGCGGCGGCGCCGGTACCGACCGAGCCGACTTCCCTGGACGACGGCACGATCCAGCAACGCATCCATCGGCAGAACGTCCTGGTCAGTCGGGCACGTGACGTCTGGCAGGCGGCGATGGAAACGGGCGACCGCGATCAGGCGAAGTACCATACGCAATACAACCAGGCTACGGCCAAGCTCATCGACCTGGAGGCCGAGGCCGAGCGACGCGCGATCATGGCCCGCGAATACATCAAGGCATCCGAGGCGAAGGAGGCCATGCTTCAGCTGACGGGCGAATGGCTTGAGGCGATGGAGCGGATGCCGAGCGAAGTGGGCGAGGCCTGCAACCCGAACGACCCGCCCAAGGCTATCGCCGTGCTCCAGGCTTACGTCCGCAAGGTCCGCGAGAAACTGAGCGGAGGAGCCAATGCCTAAGCGCAAGCGCAAGCCGGCGGCCAAGCGCAAGCCGATGCCGAAGCCCTCGCGTCCGTTCCAGGACAAGCGGAGGAAGTGGTCGGAAATCTCGGACCAACTTTCCCTGATGCTCAAGCGTCAGGGCATCGACCTCTACTGATGAACCGAGCCGACCTGATCGCCATCGGACGCGAGGCCTTGACCCCGCCTGACAACGCCGACCCGGTGGCCTGGCTTGGACGCAACATCACCCGCGTCCCTGCGGGAGCGTTCGCCGGCGGATACAACCCCAAGCGCTGGCCGTGGATCGCGGAGAGCCTGCGCCTGTTCCTCGACCCTTCGACGCGGACGATGGTTGACCTGTGGTCGATTCAGACGGGCAAGACCCTCAAGGCCCGACTGGCCGCCACTTACCTGATGGCGAACGACCGCGGGAACATGGTCATCTACATGGACAACCAGGTCAACGCGGCGGACTTCACGATCCGTTACTTGCGGCCGATGTTCAACCTCGTGGATGACGTGCGCCGGCACATCTCGCCCAACGATAACGCGAAGGGCGACATCATTGACTTTGCGGATGGGACGATCGTCTACAACAACTCAGCGACAACCGACAAAGACCTCCAGCGCATCTCGACGCGGTACGTCATCGGCGATGAAATCTGGCTGTGGAAGAAGGGGGCCGTTGCCCAGTCTATGGCCCGAACCAAGGCCTACGAATGGACGGCCAAGAAACTCTATCTCTCGCAGGCCGGCATCGTGGGCGGCGACCTCGACAACATCTGGATGATGACGACGCGGCACGAATGGAACTTCGTCTGCCCGCATGCGGACTGCCGCAAGCTCCAGCCCTGGGACTGGTCTTACATCCGTTTTCCCGAGGAGGCTAAAAGCCCGGCAGGATGGGACCACCTGATGGTAGAGCAGAACACGACCTACGAATGCGCGGGGTGCAAGCGACGATTGCCTGATACGAACGAGACACGTATCGAATGCAACGCCGTGGAGCACGGCGCCCAGTTCGTGCAGACGGCGCAACCGCAGAAGACCGGCTGGGTCGGGACGCACGTCAACGCCCTCGCGTCAACCAGCTGGGGCTCTCTGGCCGTGGATATGCTCAAGGCTAAGGAGGCTAGCGATACCTACTCCGATGAGGAATTGAGGAAGCAGTTCAAGATGAAGTATCTCGCCATCCCCTGGAGCGACGATGGCGGGAGCATGGTTGTCTCCAGCGAGTCGGCCGACTACGCAATGGAAGACGAATGGGAAGGCGAGGCCGTGATCACGCCATCGGGTAAGGTCGTCGATAAGGAGGGAGCGCCTGACGGGAGCATCCCTTTCCGTGTCTGCGGAATCGACGTGCAGCGCGGCTTCTTCTACGCGGTCGTCCGTCGGTTCGCGAAGACCGGGCATAGTCGCCTGAAGGCCTTCGCCAAGGTCGAGACGTGGCAGGACCTGGACGCCTTCGTCAAGGCCCACGGCTGCCACAAGGCCCTCTGCCTAGTGGACTCAGGTGACCAGACCCAAGAGGTCTACAGACAGACGGCGCTCCGCGGATGGAAATGCTCCAAGGGTTCAGGCCAAGATTCGTTCTCCGTAAGTGACCGAGACGGGAACACCGTCCGCCGATTCTATTCCGAGAAGCAGGCGGTCATGGTGCCCGGCGTCCCTCAACGGGCTTGGCTCATTTCCTTTGCCAACGTCCCAGCCAAGGACCTCCTGCACGGACTCCGGGCGAGAAAGGTTTTCACATTCGCCCGCGATGCCTCGCCTGAGTATGTGGAACAATTAAACAGTGAGGTCCGCGTCCGAGATCGTCGGACTGGCAAAGCGACCTGGCTGATGCCTCAGGGCAAGAAGGACAACCACGCCCTCGACTGCGAAATCCTTGCGCTCCTGGTCGCCGTGCGCTGGGGCGTAGTCGGCCGCGAGGCTACGGCTGACGACTTGCAAAAGGACGGAGGGGACTCACAGTGACGGCAAGAGAGACGGTCCTGGTACGCTGCCGGAATGTGCGCCGGCGGGGGCATAGGGCCGGGGCCGTTTCTCCCCTCCGTTGCCTAGGCCCGCAGATTTATGCAAGGATTGTTCATCGGACTATCGGAAGACGAGCTGCTGGCTATCAAGGCCAAGGCAGTCTCGATGATCATGGAGGGCAAGGTCCTCATGTCCTACGCCGACTCTTCCAGCTCCGCGACGAAGAGCTTCGCGTTGCCGCCCAAGGAGATGCTTGCCGAGGCCCTGGGGGCCCTGTCTCAGCTGGACCCTCAGCGCTATGGTCGCCGTCGCAACGTGATTAACGTCCGCTACGACAACCGAAACAACGACTCTAACTATGGCCTCTAAGTCTAAGAAGCAGACCACCCCTAAGACCGCAGCGAAGGCGCCGAAGAAACTGCTCAAGGGAGCGGCCGGCATCCCGCAGCCGCAGGCCTATGCGAACGGTGGCGGAGGCTATCCCGCCGGCCCTCGCTGGGAGAGCGTGACCCAGAGCAACGGTCGCCAAATCATTTACATGGGCGCCAACGTGGACGCCCGCCGCGAGATGTCTTCCCGCGATCGGAACATCATGGTCAAGAAGTGCCGCCATGCCGAACGCAACTACGGCCTCTACAACGCCATCCTGAATGACATGGTGCTCTACACGTCGGGCGACGGCATCAAGCCGCAGTCCCACGCCAGCACCCCGGAGGCCGCCCGAGCTTACGAAGAATACTTTGCCGAGAAGGGTAAGCGTATCGACGTGACGAACCGCCTGTCGTTCTACCAGTGCCAGGGCATCGCCGTTCGCTCACTCATCCGAGATGGCGATATGTTCGTTGCCAAGGTCCGCAACGCCCGGGACGAAGCGAAGATTCAACTCATCGAAGCCCACCGATGCGGAGACCCTGCCGACCGTGACCGCCCCGAGCGCGTCTGGGACGGCGTCGAGTTCGGAGACTTCGGCGAGGTCGTGGCTTATTGGATCTATCGCTCCAACGGTTCCAGCCGACAGATCCTGGCAAACGCGATGATGCACATCGTGGACTTCACGTCTTCGACCGCCGCGCGTGGCACCCCCCTCCTGCAACATTCGGTCTCGAGTCTCCAGGATATCGACGAGATCCTCCAAGCCGAGACCAGGGCAGTCAAGGACCAGTCAGAGGTGACCCGTGTGCTCAACAAGGCAGGCGGTTTTATTGACGATAACATGGCGGCAGAACTAGGCGGCGGCGACCGATGCTACTCCGGCATCGTCGAGCAGGCCGGCGGGAAGCTCCTCGTTTTGGAACCCAACGAGAAGCTGGAAATGCAGGAAAGCCGACGCCCCAACCAGACGTTCCAGGGATTTATCACTGAGCTCCAGCGGGACGTGAACTATGGCTGTCTGCCTTTCGAGTTCGTCGCCAATCCTCAGGCCCTGGGCGGAGCCTCCATTAGACTGGTCACCGCTAAGGCCGCACGGGTTTTCGGGAAATATCAGAACATTATCATCGAGCGCTTCTGTCAACCGACGTGGGATTACATCATCGCCGACGGCATTGCCAAGGGCGAGATCCCTGACGACCCGAAGTGGTACGAGGCTTCGTGGACCACGCCGAAGAGCGTGACCGTGGACGGTGGACGTGACGCCGCCAACGACCGCAACGACGTGGAGATGGGCCTCCTCTCAATGTCTGAGCTCTACGCTCAGCGCGGCCTCGACTTCCGCCAGGAGATGGAGAAGCGCGCGCAGGACATGAACTATATTGTCGGCCTCGCCAAGCAGGCAGGCCTCCCGGTCTGGATGCTCTACAAGCCCGGCTTCAACTGGCTCCAGCAGGGTCAAGCTTCCAGCCAGACTCCTCCCGACGTGGCTGAGAATCTCGACCTCCCGACCCCTCCCCCTTCCAATCCCTAACATGCGTTTTCTTTCCAACGGCCTCCGCGGCCTAGAGCCCTTGCTCATCAACCCGGTCCGCGCGAAGGACTACGTCGAAGCGTCCAAGGCCGCAGGCCTCGGCGACATGATCTCGCAGCTCTTCGGCGAAGCGCCCAAGCCTTACGTCGTCGGAACGACCGCGGTCATCCCAGTGTCAGGTCCGATTGGGAAGGGTCTCAGTCCTATCGAGCGACTAATGGGCGGGGCTGACGTTGACGTCATCGCCGGCTGGCTGGAAGAAGCCCAGGACAACCCGGCCGTGGACCGCGTCCTGCTCGCCATCAATTCTCCGGGCGGCAGCGTGACGGGCGTCCAAGAGTTGGCCGACATGGTCGCCGGCTACAAGAAGCCGACCCGTGCCTTCTCGGATAACATGGCCGCCAGCTCCGCATACTGGGTCGGCAGTCAGGCCGACGAGTTCGTGGTCACGGGCAGTTCCCAGATCGGGAGCATCGGCGTCTACATGGTCATCCCGAATCTCGAAGAATACTACGCCGCCCAGGGCATCAAGTTTGAGGTCATCGCCGCGGGCATCCACAAGGCCGCCGGCGCCGAAGGCCTCCCCCTCACCGCCGAGCAACGCGCTTACCTTCAGGCCTCTGTCGAGTCTACCCGTGACGAGTTCCGCGAGTCTGTCCGCCGCAAGCGCCGTTTCGTCCGTGACGAAGACATGGAAGGTCAGGTCTTCACCGGCCGCGAAGCCGCGGCCAAGGGTCTGGTCACCGGCATCGTCCAGAATCTCCGCGAAGCCCTCGCGTCCTTCTGATGCCTCAGACCATCGCCGTTCCCGACTACGTTTCCGAAGCCGCACGGCGCGGCCTTGAGTGGCATGCCGAAGGTAAGTCAGGGGACGGCGTGACCGACCAGACGATCCGCGAAGCCCGCGACATGGTCGAAGGTTCCATCTCTGAGGACAAGGTCCGACGCATGGGGCCTTGGTTCCAGCGCCACCGCGGCGACATGGACGCCCCTAAGAATGACCCAGATAACAAGGAGTTCCCCGGAGCGGGCGCCGTTGCCTGGGCATTGTGGGGCGGGCCTACCTCAGGCGACATCATGCGCGCTGCCAAGTGGGCCGAAGATGAAGCCGCGCGCCTCGACCGCGAGGACGAAGACGACGACTCAAGCGACGACTCGGCCTCCGCCAAGTTGCCCGCCCCCGCAATTTTTAAGACCATGACTATCGAAGAAAAACTCGTTGCCGCCGAAGCCCTCGTTGCTTCCGCCTCTGCCGAACGTGACGATCTCCGCGCTACCGTTGAGAAGCTCACCGTCGGCGCTTCCTCGGAAGTCGAATCTCTCAAGGTCGAAGCCTCGGCCAAGGACTCCAAGCTCGTCGAGCTGGAAGGCCTCCTCTCCGCCTCGGCCAAGCAGGTCGAAGAACTGACCGCCAAGGTCGCCGAACTCTCGGCCGTCCAGGTCAGCGCCAGCGCCGAAGCCGCGACCATCGTCGCCAAGGTCGGCGTCTCCCCCATCGACCTCCCCCAGGGCGACAGCCCGGTCCGTGCTACGGACGCTGAGATCGCTGAACAGTACGCCGCAATGCCCTTCGGCAATGAGCGCACCGAGTTCCTGAAGAAGAACCGCTCGGCCATCTTCAAGGCCTCCAAATAATTTCCCACCCATCACCCGCTAAACTAATATGTCCAACACCATCGCTGCCCAGCTGATCGTCGATACCCTCGCCGCCCAGTCCCAGACCATCCTCGCGAACCGCCTCGCCGCGCTCCGCAACTTCTCGACCGACTTCTCCACCGACGTCAAGAAGCCGAACGACACCATCCAGGTCGCCATCGCCTCCGCTACGGCCGCCACCCAGGTCAACCCTTCCGCCTTCAATGTCATCGGCGGCACGACCCTCTCGGCTACCGCGGTCGCCCTCGACCACGTCTACCAGCCCTTCGGTCTCGGCTACGCTGACATCCAGAACAGCATCCGCCTCGAACGCCTGGTGAAGATCAACCTCGACGCCCTCGCCGACAAGATCTGGGCCCTCGCTACCGCCCCCATCACCGTCGCCAACTTCGGCGCCGCCGCCGTGACCGCTGCCGACAGCGCCGTCACCCCGGGCTCCGCTCAGCTCAAGGCCCTCTGGGCCGGTGTCTCGAAGGCCGGCCGCAAGGCCCTGATCGTCAACCCGGGCATCTACAGCCAGCTCATCCCGACCAGCACGACCTCCCTGCCCCTGTCCGAAGGTGCTTACGGTTTCGACGGTGGCGTCTTCTACGCTTCCCAGTTCCCGTCCGAGGCCAAATTGGCCGGCTTCGCCTGTGCGCCTGAGGCCGTGGCTCTCGCGGCCGCCGCCCCTTCCCTCGACCACGTCCGTGACGGCATGCTCGTCTCGGAAGTCGTCGCCCTCGAAGGCCTCGGCATGAGCATCTACTACAACGTGTGGGCCGATAAGAGCACCCGCAACCTGGTCGCCTCGGCTGAACTGATGTTCGGCGCCAACAAGGCGGTCACGAACGGCACGATCGCCGCGGTCTACAACCCGTAATCGCCGGGGCTTAAAGCCCCACGAAACGAGACCCCCAGAAATGGGGGTCTTTTTTTTGCCCACCCTTGCAGATTTATGAGCCTGTATCCTGAGTTTCTCCCCGATGCCAAGGAGATCGTGGCGGACCTAGGTATCCCTGGTTCCACCGCCGGCGGGGCGTTGACCTTCTCCTGCCTCATCTCCGAACCCGCCTACACGACCGTCTTGGAAGCGGGGGGGTATAACGAGCGGACCCAGTATACCGTCCGCCTTCCTGCTGTAACGGCCTCCTGGAGCCTCCCAGATGGGTCTATTGGGGCATCTGGCCCGACCCTCGCGGCTGGCGTCCCCATCGCCGGACTGGGTATCGGCAAGCGTTTGACGGTCGGCGGCCGGGTCGTTCGTATCAACAGCCAGACCTACAAGCCCGCTTCGGCTTGGATTACCCTCGTCGTCATTGACGCCGACCAATGATTCAGGGCGGCATCGTACCCCGCAGCCGTGACGAGTTCATGGCCGCCATCAAGGCCTTCAGCGAAGGCACCGGGGACGGCATGCGCGACGTATTCCTGGAGCAAGGCGCCTTGTGCTGCCGAGACTCCATGATCTTCACCCCGCCCATCGTGAAGGCCGGGGGCGACGGCATGAGCAAGGAGGCTAAGTTCGCCGGCGAACTGGCTATCCAGAAGGACGTCAAGTCGGTCATGGTCGGCGAGCGTTCGGGAAGTACCCGGGCCCGCCGAGGTCGCCTGTTCCGCAAACTGGGCAGCGCGTCCTTTACGAACAATCCGGCCAAGTTCTGGAAACTCGCTTCGGACAACTCTGAGCTCTTCGCGGGGAACGGCCTCTGGTCCCGCATGTTCGGGAACGGCTTCGGAACGGATAAGGGATTCAATAAGCTGAAGAACTACTTCGGCAAGATCGGCCGGGAGGAGGCGTCCAACATCTTCAACCGACCCATCGTCGAGAGCCGTGAACAGGTCCGCCAGATTCACGAGACTGCCCGC